AACGAACATAGGGGCGAAAATTCCGGAAATGTCATTTACAACAGACAAAGGGCTCACCTCCATCAGAGATAAAAAAAGTGCAATAACGTAAAAAAAAATAGGAAAGCACATTCAAAAACTCCGAACGGAGCTTAATACCGCAAATGCGGCGCTCCGTCCGGAATGGCCGGCGAAATCACATCCGGCCAAGGTGAGCCGGAATAGAATACATAGGCATAGGACGAGTATGCAGAACGTCAAAAGCGAAATCACCGAAAATCTGATTGGAAACAGAGGAAGAAACAGTAAGAACACGATCAACATTTGCAACATCCTCTCTAATCCAAGAATCAGAAAGAACAGGAGGGGAAGAATAATTGTCCGCAAGCGTCCAAGTGAAAAGGGAATTCTTCACATTCGGGCGAAGCTCGCCAGAGACGCGCGAAGGTTTGTATCTATAATCAGACCAAGCTTCCTGATAAGCGAACACATCACCAACCGGATTATCGTCCGAATAAAAGATTTCGTCACGGTAAACGGGTTGCTCTCCAATCGAACTAAACACGGGAAGAAAGAAATCAAAAACAGAATCACGCATCCAAAAACGTTCAAGACCCTGTGCATAAGTGTGACGATAACGAACAACACCGAGACAGAAAAGAAAACCATGTTCAGTAAAAGACTTACGAACATCAAAATGAACATCAGCGGTGACAGAGTTAGCGCCCAAATCACCAAGAAAATCATTCTCCGTCTGGGCAGTGTTAGCCACAGCCGAAACATTCAAACGAATGCGATTCCCTCCGAGATACTCGGGAATCTGCAGACGGGCATCAGGCGAGATGACGCCAAAATGATTACGCAGAATTTCGGTATAGCGAGAACCGCCGCGCGCATTTCGCTCTAAATACTCCTGAGCGGCGAAGGCATAACGAAGATCATTGACCGTGAAATTTGTTGCCGAAGAACCGGGAACATCAACTTTTAAATTGGATGGAAAAGCATAAACTTTACCTTCCGTAAGTTCGCCACTGTGCGAACCATAACGCCAAGAATAATCACCAGATTGACCGTCAATCTGAACGAAACCGGGCTGCTGCAAAGAACCAAAATTCGACCAAGAACCATCACTGTTATAGACCTTAGAGAAGAAACGCAAAGGAGAAGAACCGGGAGTAAAAGTCTGATCGTCGGCGGTAATTACAGGAAAAGAACCGCCAGAAAAAGAAGGAATAGGGATATTGACGGCCTGACCTTTCTGAGGGGAAGGAAGAGCAGAAGTGAAATAATCGTGAAGCTTCGAAGCCTTGAAAGGCTTACCGCCTAGCGGCACATCGACAAGATAATTAGAACCGTTTGAGCCGGTAAGGGAGGAATCACCAACATAAACATTAAGAGGGTCAGTCAAATTCTCGTCACGGAAAAACGTATTGCATATCAAAGAATAACCGCGGAAAGGAAGAGCAGACGGGGCTTTCTTCGTATCAGTAACCGATACACCAACGGGAATGCCCATATAGTCAGCAATAGTACCAGTCTGCCAACCGCCATCAGGCGGAATGAGCTTCGGCACAGAATAAGAAGTCGTGGGCGCCCAAGCACTCTGAGTATTTTCGCCTTGAAATTGCTGCCAATGCTCCCAAGTAAGACGGTTAGGAACAAAAAACCAATATGTATCAAAGAAAAGATCATCAAAGATCGGGGAATGAAGAGTCTGGAGACGAACAAGCTTGCTCATGGTAATCTCCACGGAATCACCAGGCAAAATCTCATCTACATAAAGGGGAACAACGTCACCAACGTTAAAAGACGTAGTATGACGACTGGGACGCTTAAAAATCGAACGCTGAATATTAGCTGACGGAAGAATAGAGAAATGAGAAGAATCATTCCGAGACATTATTCATTAACCTCCTTCTGAGATTCAAGAAGCTCTTTGAGAAGATCAAAGAGAGACGGGAGAATTGCAAGCAGAAACTTTTTGAGAAATTCCATAATCAAGAATCACCTCCTTCCGGAGAAGAACCAACAGGGGGAGAGCCGACAGGGGGAGAATCAGAAACGGGTGCACCAGCAGAAACCCAATCCTTCAGAGAATTAAACTTCGAACGCAATTCGTGAGGAAGAAGGTCAAAAGCACGCGATGCCTCAATGCCGACATCAAGAAACTCTCGAAGATTACCGGGAATTTGCGAACCATCGCCAAAAACGGCGGGCGCTCGACAGAGCGCGGAAAAGTCACCATTCTCAAGCTTATTGAGAATCAATGAAAGATCACACTCATCAGCATGAGAATTAATCTCATCCTTGATGTTGACCTTAGCAAGCGGAAGCAACTCAAAAGAACCATTTGGAAGAAGATGCGGAGAAAAAACAGTGTGCTCAGAGTCACCGCAAGCGGAAAAGGGAGCAGAAGGCATGAGAGACGCAAAAGAATTTCTCATTAGCAAACAACCTCCGGCGGAATAACCGCCGTAACAGTGCCAGAATCCATATCCATATCAGCAACATGATAAAGGGAAAGATCAGCAACAGAAAGAGAAAGATCAGAATTGGTTTTGAGAAAAAACTGCCAATCACGAACAGCTTGTTCAACAGAAGGACAAGTGATAGGGTCAGCAAAACCAGTGCGAGCATCACGAACGGCAAAAACAGGACGAATAAACATCAAAAAACAACCTCCGTTTCAATTTCATCATCAAGAACAAAAACAACATCATCATCAGGGAAAAAACGACGAAGAGAACGCCCTAGCTGATTTCGCTCTGGCACATTAGAGAAAGAAGCAGAGAAGAAAAGGAAATCCCCAACACGAACAAAACAAGTCATTAAATCTCCTCACAAAAAACAAAAAAATGAGAAGTGTTCATAAAATCACCACACCGAGCAGAAGAAGAAGAAAGAAAATCGACAAAACAAGAAACTGCATAAATCTCAGAACAAGAAGCAAAAGGAGAAAGACAACGTACAACATCTTCCTTGCAAGAGCAGCGATCATAAACAGAACTGTCTTTGCGACGAACAAGAACAACCATTTTCAAAAGCCTTTCTCAAAGGCGAATACCGCCTCGATAGTTAACAACGCCAAGGTTAACGTCCTTAGTGCGCGAAGCAGTGCGAGCAAAGAAACGACGATCAGAACGGCGACGAACACGAAATCGATTGATAAAAACACCTCCTAAATTTTGTTCTTCTTCAGACGAGAAAGAGCACTATTTTGTGAAGCTTCTTTCACCTCCAGATAATCAGTTAAACCAAGATCAGTGTACTGCAATTCAAGAAGCTGCCTATCATCAGCAAAACGCTTCCTTGACTTGACAATACTTTTATACCACTCGTCACCGAAGATGTCAATACCTTTCTTCAAAAGAAATTTAGGTGTAGTACACTTTCCTCTATGCTCATCGCCGAGGAAATGAAAATAGTCATCCTTTGCATCAGGATGATCTTGCCAAAAATAACCAGCAAGACCGGGCCGACGCGACATAGTGGCAAATTCGGGCTCAATATTATGTTCAGCATAAAAAATAGCATTTTTTCCAGTCTGCTTTTTCAAGCAATAACGGGCAACATAAGCACAAGTACGCCACGAAACATTAGCAAGAGAACACTGACCTTTTTTCCAAAGTCTATCAGACAAAAGAGCAGAAACAAAAACAGGATCACCAAGCTCATTTTTGAAAAGCAAACGAGCATCAGAAAAGTCGGAAAGCGAAAGACCAAAGACAATCAAATGATAATGCGGCCGAGCAGTTTTGTCGCCGTACTCACCAGCACAAAAAAAACGAATCTCTTTATCTTGAAAATAGAAGCGCAAGCGCTTTAGAAAGAGCTGAGCATCACGTTTATCAAGAGAAAATATAGGGGTATCGTTTTCAGTAATCAAGCCAATAGGCACATTCTCGGGCGAATACGTAAGCGTAAGAAAAACGGCAGTCTTTGAATGATCAAGCTCCATCATCATTCGATCAGCCCACTGGCGGGAACGATCGAGACGGCAGCCAATGCACTGTCCACAAGGAATAGAAACCTCAGTAAGATCAAGACGTTCACCAGTAGCACGACCGGGAAGAATCTTAATCTTCTTTTCAATTGGGTCATAAACTCCAACCATAGGCTTATAGCAAGACAAAGTTTTTTCCTCCTTTCCTGTCAGTCAGCACAGTTACATCAAGTAGAACATGTGCTGACTGCATCCATTGGCTATGCAAAACGCTATCGCGTTTAACACAGCCAATGGAGAAAAAACGCTATGCAAAACGCTATCGCGTTTAACACAGCGTTTTATAACTACTAGAGACTCGAAATCACTTCTTTCTATCTACTAATTAAGGACAGAATCAAGCGCTTGAAGACCTGCTTTCGCGCCGTAATAAACAGAAGCTGAAAGCTGAAAATTTTTGGTTGCTGCCATAGTGGCAGCACTGGCAAGAGCTGCGGCAGCAGACTGAATATTACCGTTATGAAGCAACGAACGAAAAGAAAAATCATTGCTCTTAACAGAAGAAGCGGAAGAGCCGTAACCACCGGAAGAGCCGTAACCAGAAAGACCGGCAGAAGCAGTAGAAGCGCCGCCAACGTTACCAAGGGCAAGAACAGGATTTAAACCAGCAGCTTTAAGATCAGCAACACGACGCTGTATAGCGGTATTATCAAGCGCTTCTTGATAAGCAGTTGAAACACCAAGACCGTAATGTTTAGCAAGATCGGCGTTGAGATAATCAACGGCAGGAGAGGAAACATTACCAGAAAAACCACTGCCGTTGGAAGGCTGAACGGACGGCGTTTTCTGCGAATCTGCAGAACTACCGAAAAAGAGCTCAAGAATACCGGGCGACTTCTGAGCATTCATCTGAGAAGCGCCACCAGGTGAAAAAGGCGCTAGAACGTAAGAGGCAATGGAAGAACCAACAGCAGAAGCAGAAGAAGGAACGAACATAGGGGCGAAAATTCCGGAAATGTCATTTACAACAGACAAAGGGCTCACCTCCATCAGAGATAAAAAAAGTGCAATAACGTAAAAAAAAAT